GATTCCTCGGCGGGTTGGCAGCCGCCCCGGCCATCACTGTGGGACAGCATGGAGCCAGTGGCAGGCGACTGCGCGATCGGCTCCGTCAGAACAGGCACAGGCTGGCAGATCTCCACCGAAGATCAAGCGCCTGCGCCCATAAACACGCCCATAACCGAACCCGACGAATTAGCCGCAGGGCGCGTGTCGGCGGTCAATGCCACGGAGGTACAGGGATGAGTTTCGATCCCATCACGAATGCAGGCGTCAAGGCGCTGCAGGGTCAGGTCAACACGGTGCAGTCGCAGACGACTGCGCTGACGACGAAGCTGGCGCAGATCGAGAGCGCGCTGGCGAGTTTGAATACCGCTCAAGCTTCTTCGCGCAAGCCGTTGAGAGTGACGGAGTACACGTCGGGGGCGGGGACGCACACGTTCCTGCCGGAAAGCACGCATCAGTACATCACCTTAGTGGGCGCAGGCGGTGCAGGTGGAGCCGGATATCTCTCCGGTTCGCAGCACATCCAAAATGGAGGCGGATCTGCGGGCTACGAACTGCGTTTGCGGATGGCCCTGACCGCCACAGCTGCCTACCAAGTGGGCGCAGGTGGCGGCACATCAGGAGCCCAAGGCGGAAGGACTGTACTTGGCGCGCTCGCGGTCAGTGGCGGAGCCGGCGGGTCTTCTGATCGCAGCTACACCCCACCCCCTCAAGTCGGGACTGGTGGCGTTGAAACGGGAGAAGCGGGCTCGTTCGCCAAAGGCGGCAATTCGACCATGGGCATCGGAGGCCAGTGCTACGGCCTCTACGGCTCGATACCGTTGGGCTATGCAACGGGATACGGCGCAGGTGGGGGAGGCTCATACGGCCCTGGCGGCTTCAGCCCAGGGACCGGGGGTTACATCCGTATCGAAGAGTACTGAACCAAACGCTGAACGAGCGAGGCAAAAACCTGGGCACTCCCGTTTCGTAACGCTCGCTCCTTGCCATCCACTTAGCTCCGGCGCCGTTGCGACCGGAGCTTTGCCATGCCCGACCCAAACGACAGACACGCCAAACCAAGCCTCTGTGCAGCCCTCCGGCACAGCCAAGGTCGCTGGTGCCCAAGCCCCCGCCGCGAGAACATCAATGCAACCCGGGCACAACGCCAGCGGCCTTGCAGGCTGCAGGCGCTGTGCCCGGCCAGGACAACAGGCCGCCTTGGCTGCATGAACTTCAGCATGACACAGACCATCACTGTCGATTCCATCAACACCGCAGCTTGCGCAAAGGTGCCTGCATGAGCCTGGATGCCGTCATCAGTGCCGATCTGGTGAAGACGCGGGCGGAGATTGCCGCGCTTAGCAATGCTTTGATATCCGCGCGCAACGAGATTGCAGGACTGTCAGGGCAAATCAGCAACGGGAGTGCGATCAAGAGTGTCCAGAGAATAAGGCTCAGACCTGCCTACAACTATGAAGGAGCTTACTCAGACGCGACTATCACAGCGATCAATCCACAAAAGACTCTTATTTTGATTCGAGGAGTTTACGTGGGCTCAACCCTCTATGGCAGGTTCGATTGTGAAATCATCAATCCCACGACATTGCGCTGCTATAGCGCTGGATACAGCGGGGGGTACGTCCCCCTCCCAGAGATGGACATCCAGGTGGTGGAGTTCAAGTAATGCCCCACCACTACGCCCAGCTCACCCCCGCCGGCGTGGCCTTCGCCATCACCGAGACGCACGCCGAGCTCGACGCTCCCGACCTGCTCCCCCTGCCCCGCTACGACACCTCGGTGCTCGGCCGCCGCTGGACCGGCACGCACTGGGAAGACGTGGCGCAGGCCTTGCCTGACGAACAGGCAGCGTCCAACGAATCCGCCCCCCGCCACATCACCCCCCACGCCCTGCGCCGCCGCTTCACCGTGGTCGAGCGCACGGCGCTGGAGTGGGCCGTGGTGGACCGCGCCGAGGCGGGCGAGGCCGACCGGCTCAACGCGGCCACGCTGCGCTCACTGCTCAAGGACATCGAGCAGGCGCGGCAACTCGATCTTGACGACCCCGAACTGGCCGACAGCCTGCGCCAGTTCGAGGCCTTCGGACTCATCGCCGCGGGGCGTGCCCAGGAAATCCTGGACGGCCCCGTACAAGCCCACGAACAGCCGTGACCACCCCTTTCTGACGACAGCCCCACGGCCCAACCACCCCCCAACCCGGAGAACACCATGGCGACAGCCCCGTTCCATCATGGCATTCGCGTCACGGAAGTGAGCGAAGGCATCAATTCCATCCGCATTGTGTCCACGGCCGTGATCGGCCTCGTGGCCACTGCCAGCGACGCCGATGCGGCCACTTTCCCGCTGAACCGTCCGGTGCTGGTCACCAAGGTCGATGCGGCCATCGGCAAGGCCGGCACCAAGGGCACGCTGGCCCTGGCGCTGAACGCCATCAAGGAGCAGTGCCGCCCGGTGCTGGTCGTCGTGCGCGTGGCCGATGGCGAAGGCGCCACCGAGGCCGAACGCCGCACCGACCAGGACGCCAAGGTCATCGGCACCACCGCCGGCAACCAGTACACGGGCCTGCAAGCGCTGCTGGCGGCCCAGGCCCAGCTCGGCGTCAAGCCGCGCATCCTGGGCGCGCCGGGCCTGGACAGCCAGGCCGTGACCGACGCGCTGGCGTCCGTGGCCATCAAGCTGCGCGGCTTTGCGTATGCGGCGGCCATCGGCAACGATGTGGCCGAGGCCCAGGCCTACCGCGAGCACTTCGGCCAGCGCGAACTGATGCTGCTGTGGCCCGGCTTCAAGGCACTCGACCTGTCCACCGCCGCCGTGCAGGACGCCTCGCCCGTGGCCTACGCCCTGGGCCTGCGCGCGCGCATCGACCAGGAGCAGGGCTGGCACAAGACGCTGTCCAACGTGCCGTTGTCCGGCGTGCTGGGCATCTCGCGCGATGTGCACTGGGACCTGCAAAGCCCCGATACCGAGGCCGGCATCCTCAACCAGGCCGGCATCACCACGCTGATCCAGAGCCAGGGCCACCGCTTCTGGGGCTCGCGCACCTGCACGGACAGCGAGCTGTTCCGCTTCGAGTCCAGCGTGCGCACCGCGCAGGTGCTGGCCGACACCATGGCCGAGGCGCATTTCTGGGCCGTGGACAAGCCCATGCACCCCAGCCTGGTCAAGGACATCCTGGAAGGCATCAACACCAAGTTCCGCGAGTTGAAGGCCCTGGGCTACATCCTGGACGGCAAGGCCTGGTACGACGAAACGGTCAACGAGACCGCCACGCTCAAGGCCGGCAAGCTGGTGCTGGACTACGACTACACGCCCGTGCCTCCGCTGGAGGACCTGGGCTTTCGCCAGCGCATCACCGATCGCTACTTCGCCGACTTCGCCCTGCGCGTGGGCACCGGCCAGTAAGCGGCGGCCGCACCCGACACACCCAATACACCGAACACACCGGATACACAGGAGAAAAGCACCATGGGACTGCCCCGCTCTCTCAAGAATTTCGCCACCTTCGTGGATGGCAACTCGTACATCGGCGACATGCCCGAAGTGGGCTTGCCCAAGCTCACCCGCAAGATGGAGAAGTACCGCGCCGGCGGCATGAACGGCGAGGTCAGCCTGGACTTCGGCATGGAGGCCATCGAGGCCGACCTGACCGCTGCCGGCTACATGAAGGAGTTGATCTCCACCTGGGGCACGCTGCGCCACGACGGCGTGCTGCTGCGCTTCGCCGGCGCCCTGCAGGGCGATGACAGCGAAGGCGTGGACTCGCTGGAAGTGGTCATGCGTGGCCGCTTCTCGGAGTTCGACCCCGGCAAGGCCAAGGCCGGCGACAAGACCGAGATCAAGTACAAGCTGGCCGTCAGCTACTACCGCCTGTCCATCAACGGCCAGGTGCTGATCGAGATCGATCCGGTCAACTTCGTCGAAGTCGTCAACGGCATCGACCGCCTCGCGCAGGTCCGCGCCGCGCTGGGCATCTGAGCCTGGCTCACCTGACCTGACCTCACCGGGCCCCACCGGGCCAGTTGGCCCGGTCCTCCTCTTTTCTTCACCCGAACGCTGACACACCATGGACACCACCAAGCCCCAGGAAGACCTCCAGAACCAGGCTGCCGCCAATGCGGCCGCCCTCGCATCGGGCGATGCGCGCGAGATCACGCTCGACGTGCCGCTCAAGCGCCCCGGCGGCGACCTGGCCCGGGTGCTGGTGCGCCGCCCCAATGCCGGCGCGCTGCGCGGCCTGTCGCTGGTCGAGCTGCTGCACATGAACGTGACCGCGCTGCAGACCCTGCTGCCGCGCGTGACCGAGCCCATGCTGCACAAGGCCGAGGTGCTGCAGCTGGACCCCGCCGACCTGGTGACCCTGGGTACGGAGGTGGCCTCTTTTTTGGTGCCGAAGGCGCAGAGGGAGCAATTCCCGAGCGCGTAGAGGACGCCATGGCCGACCTGGCCATGGTCTTCCACTGGCGGCCGGCGGACATGGAGGACATGTCGCTGGCCGAACTCGGCCAATGGCATGAACGGGCGCGCGAGCGCTATGAAAGCCAGGACTGAGCCAGTACTGAGCACCACCTCCACTCCATCGCCCGCCTCTCGCCCCTCTCTTGCACGCCCCTTGCCCATGACCTCCACCCAACGCCAACACCGCACCGGCCAGGGAGCCCTCCATGGCCGTTGACACCCTGCGCCTGGACGAGGTGCTCAAGCAGGCCGAGCGCGTGCACCAGCCCCTGGCGCTGCTGGGCAGAACCAGCAGCAACACGGCCAGGGAACTCAAGGAAACGGTCGACCAGTTGAAGAAGCTGCAGCAGCAGCAAACCCAGCTGGGCGACTACCGCGCGCTGCGCAGCGGCCTGGCAGACACCACGGCACGGCTGCGCGGCGCGCGCCAGCAGATGGCCCAGCTGCGGCTGGAATCGGGCGCGGGCGAGCAGCCCTCGCGCGCCATGCTGCGCGCGCTGCGTTCGGCCCAGGTCGAGGAAGAGCGCCTGGCGCTGCTGCGCGCCACGCAGCGATCGCGCCTGATGGACATGCGCGAAGGCCTGCGCGGCGCGGGCGTGGACACGGGCAACCTGTCGGCGCACGAGCGCAAGCTGCACAACGACATCCGCGCCACCACGGCCCAGATGGAAAAGCAGCGCAAGGTGGTGGCACCGGCCGCCCAGCGGCTGGAGAGAATCGACGCCCTGCGCGAGCAGAGCAAGACCCTGGCCGATCGCGGCCAAGCGCTGCGCGAGACGGGCGGCAAGATGCTGGCGCCCGTGCGCGCCGTGAGCCAGGCCTTCATGACCGACGACCAGGCCGCCGCGCAGCTGCGCGCCACCATGGCGGGCAGCAACGGCAAGCCGGGCGCCGATTACCAGCAGGTGCTGGACTTGGCCAAGAGCCTGGGCACCGACATGCCCGGCAGCACGGCCGACTACATCGCGATGATGAACCAGCTGCAGCGCCAGGGTGTGTCCTCGCAGGATGTGCTGGGCGGCGTGGCACAGCAGGCGGCCAACCTGGGCGCGGTGCTGAACATGCCCGCCAAGGAGGCCGGCGAGTTCGCGGCGCAGCTGCAGCAGGCCACCCGCGCAAGCGCGGGCGACATGGCCGCACTGGCCGACACGGTGCAGCGCACCTCCCACCTGGGACTGGACCCGACAGGCATGGTCAAGGGCCTGGATGCCATCGGCAAGGCCCTGCCGCAGCTGGGGCAGCAGGGCGCAAGGTCGGGACAGATGTTCGCGCCGCTGCTGCTCATGCTCAACGACGCCAGCATCAGCGGCGAGGCCGCGGGCAAGGCCGTCGGCAACCTGGTCAAGAACTCCATGGACCCGGCCAAACTAGGCCAGGTCAACAAGATGCTCGCGGGCCAGGGCGTGTCGCTGGACTTCAAGGACGCCAGCGGCCAGTTCGGCGGCACCGAGCAGATGATGGCCCAGCTGCAAAAGCTGCAGAGCCTGGGCAGCGACAAGCTGCGCGCCGCTGCGCTGGACAAGCTGGCCGGCGGCGATGCGCAGACGCGCAAGGCCTTGGAGGCGCTGCTCCAGCAGGGCCCGGGCGGCTACCAGCAGATCGCCTCCCAGCTCAAGTCACAGGCGGATCTGGATGGGCGCGTGGCCATCCTGAAGGACTCGGTCTCGGCCCAATACGAGTCCGTCAAGGACAGCTACAACGGCCTGTTGAGCGACATGGGCTCGACCATCGAGTCCGACCTCAAGGCCGTGCTGGGCACGCTGCGCGAGATGACCGAAGGCATGCGTGCCTGGGTCAAGGAGCATCCCCAGATCGTGCAGTGGACGCTGCGCATCGTGGCCGTGCTGGGCCTGCTGGTCGCAGGCGTCGGCGTGGTGAGCAGCGTGCTGTTCGGCCTGCTGGCGCCGCTGCTGCTCACGCGCACCGTGTTCGGCCTGCTGGGTGCGGCCATGGGCGCAGGCAGCGGTGCCTTGGGTGTGCTCAGGCGCGGCCTGGCGGCCGTGGTCCTGTCGCTTGGCATGATGAGCGGTGGCGGCAGTGCCATGGGCCTGTTGGCCGGCGGCATGCGCATGGCCAGCAACGCCGTGGGCGTGCTCCGGCGCGGCGTGGGCGCCGTGGTCCTGTCCCTGTCCATGATGAGCGGCGGTGGCGGAGCCATGGGTCTGCTGTCGGGAGGCTTGCGCATGGCCAGCAACGCTGCGGGCGTGCTCAGGCGCGGGCTGGGCGCTGTGGTCCTGTCGCTGGCCATGATGGGCCGCGGCGCTGCCATGGGCAGCATAGGCACCGCACTGGCCGGCGCGGGCCGCGCTGCAGGCCGCATCTTCGGCGGCGGTGCAGGCGCAGTTACAGGTGCAGGCAAGGGCCGAGCGGGCGCCGTCATGGGCCTGCTGGGCGCCGGCCTGGGTGCCGTCGGCGGTGGCCTGGGCGGCAGTCTGGGTGGCGCAGCCGCATCGCTGATGGGCCTGGTGCGCATGACACCCATGGGCCGGCTCGCAGGCGGCCTGATGGGCGCGGGCGGCTCGATCATGCAGAACTGGGACGGCCTGTCCACCGCCTTCAAGGCCGGCGACTGGAAGGGCGTCGGCGGCACGCTGCTGGAGGCCGGCAAGGCCGGTCTGGATGGCGCTACGGGCGGGTTGTTCGGCGTGGTCTCTGACCTGGCGGGCAAGGGCATCAGCGGCCTGGCCTCGTCGGTGGGCTCGTGGTTCAAATCCGGCGATGCGTCAGCACCCGACCAGGGCCGCGCCGGCGCACTGCGCCAGGGTGTTGCGGCCGCAGCCACGGC